AGTGCACCAAATTGCCAATGAGCGATACAACATGGAGATACATAGCAACTCGTGTGCCAAGCAGCATGTGGTATACCATTGGGGAGTGCTATACCACCGGTGCCTTGGGAGTGTGACTGGATAGGATCCATGTATCCTCCCGATAGGTCACACTGTGTATGTCCCCTAGCCCCGCCCCACCCCCCCAAGTATGGATAGTATTATATATGGCATAGCTCTAGTTTTTAGAGCAAAAAAAGTTTGATATATATCATTCCTAGAGGCTGGGGATGATTGGCGTGGGAATCGGTTCATAGGATTGATCCTATGGGGCCTAGGGTGTGCGTGGTCGGGATTTGGGATTCGATCCATTCCATTGCCCACACGGGATTTAGGATTGATCCTGGGCGGCCTCGGGCGAACTATGATATATATCATCCCATATATATCAATCCACCATTTTATCCTTGACTCCTACACCCGACTCCGATACAATGACCCTAGGCGAAGCTACGCCAATCGGAGAATCCCATATGCCAGTCCCCCGCGCCAACCCTGATGAACCTGTCTCCTACGGTCCCAAGAAGCTAAACTCCCGCCACAGAGAGATGGTTAGGCTTATGGCTGCAGGGTCGTCAGTTGTAGATGCTGCAGAGGTGGTGGGGTTCTCTCTGAGTACAGCGCGAGTAGTGGCCTCCTCTCCGAAGTTCAAGGAGGAGATGGAGAGGATGCAGGGAGAGATGGACAAAGGGTTGGTTGAAACTTATGTTTACAACTACAAGGAAAAGTTGGGTGAGGAGATTAAGCAGTCGATTGAAACCCTGGTTGAGTTGAGGGATGGGGCGGAGTCGGAGCAGGTTAAGCTGCGAGCCGCAGGGGAGCTGTTGGATAGGGCGGGGATTAAGACAGCTGACAAGATCGAGGCCGATGTGATGGTTGAGGTTGATGGGGACTTGGCAGGGATGCTTAACACTGCGTTAGTTGAGATGAGATCTGAGGGGGAGGCTAGTGAGCAAGGTTAGGCTGAATGGCGATCAGGTTGGGGCTATTAAGAACCTGTGTAAGCAGAGGTTCAAGTACTTCTGCCAAACCATGATGCCTCCAGAGTGGTTTGATCCTCTGTTTCATGGGCCTTTGTGTGATTTCATGCAAGACACCCCTTGTGAGGATCGACTAGTAGTGATGGCTAGGTCTCACCTCAAGACCACCATAGCTGCAACCTTCTACCCATTGTGGAAAACTGTTGTAAACCCCAACCTCCGAACTCTGGTTGTTAGTAACTCCCTCACAAACGCTGAGAAAACTATCCATACTATCAAAGGGATAGTTGAATCCAATCGAACATTTCACTTGTTGTTTCCTGAGCTAATCCCCCAATTCGATAAGGTTAGGTGGAGTGATAGGTGTGCTTGCATCAAGAGGGATCAGGAGTATCCTGAGGGGAGTTTTGAGGCTGCTGGGATAGGGTCCAGTATTATTAGGCGGCATTTTGATTTAATTATCCAGGACGACACTGTGGCTCCTAAGAAGGATGAGTTGAGTGGGGAGGAGCTGCTACCTTCGAGGGATGAGATCGAAAAAGCTATCGGGTTTCACAAGCTAACCCTCCCACTCCTAGTTGATGTAGCTAGTGGGATGAGGATAGTAATCGGAACGAGGTGGGCTTTCTATGACCTAATTAACCATATCAAGGAGGAGGCACAGGTCGAAGGAGGTAGGTTCGCAGTCTATGATGTCCCTGCCATTGATCCAACAACCAACAACCCTAATTACAAGAGGTTTACACCAAAAACCTTGGAGTCTATTCGCAGGGATATGGGACAGTATATGTTTAGTGCGCTCTATCTCAATCAACCTGTAGCCTCCTCTCAAATGAAGTTCAGGCCTGAGTGGATTAACTACTTTGAGGAGAAGGACCTGCCTAAGGAGGGGATTTGTACTATTACAGTAGACCCCGCTGATCCCCCCACTGGTAAGTCCAGCCAGGACTACTCAGTGGCCTTGAGTGGGTTTATGTCCAAGGAAGGGTTGTTTGTTAAGAGATATAGGCGGGGTAGAATGACCCATGCAGAGATAATCAATGCTGCCCTAGACCTAGCTGACCAAGATAACGCTCTGAGGATTAGGATTGAAAAGAACAGGTATCCTGAGCTAGCCGCAGGTATGAGAGTCGAGATGGCTCGGAGAAACAAACATTATATTGTGGAGGAGGTTAGGTCTCAAGGGGCTAATGCTAAGGCCGGTAGGGTTATGAAGCTCCAGCCCATTGCTGAGAATGGCCTCCTACACATCAGGAAGGGAATGGGAGAGCTGGAACATGAGCTCTACCAGTTCCCTATGGGCAAGCATGATGATATAATTGATGCCTTAGGGTGGCAGATAGACGAGGGGTTTCAGGTTCCTGACTACGAGTTCGCCCAGCCTGCTAAGGAAATGCCTAAGGGGAATGTTTTTAGTTTTAATCAAATTATGAAGTCCACTGACCCTCCTATGACTCATGCCTATAGTATGATAGGTGCTACTGGGACAGATGAGTCTAGGTGGGATGGAGATCCACTAACAGGAGGGTATGTTTGATGGCTTCGTTTAGAGCTAGTCTAGGGGTCCAAAAGACAGGTGATGCACAGGTTACTACGAGTGGTAATGCAGGTAGGNTNCTGAGCTATTGCATCAAAAGTGGCACTACTGATACCTCGGTTGAGTTTCGGGATGGAGGGGCTAGCGGAACCATACAGTGGGAAGATGGGATGAATGGGACTACTGCAGCTGGTGAGGTCTACAAATCCCACACATTTGGAGCCCCTGAGGGAATGGTTTTCAGTAGTGATATTTATGTAAACATAACAGGGACAAGTGCAGAGGTTTGTTGTGAGTATGTAGATACGCAGGCTTAAGGTTTAGAGCGCAATAATTACGCTTGACCCATGTAGGGGAGGTTAGGTATGCCAAAAGCTTTCGAAGCTTGTATCCGCAAGAAAGGAAAGGTTAGGACTGTCAGTGGTCCTAGCCCAGATCATGGCCTCAAGAAGGGTGAGTATGTTAAGTACTGTGTGCTGAAGGGCAAGGCCTACAGAGGGTATGTGCAGAAATCCAAAGAGTCTCATAAGTCATCCCTAGCAGGGGAAGTTAAGAGCCAATATGCCTGACTCCAAGGATCGCGAAAACTACAAGTCTAAACCTGACTCCTCTAGGTGGATGGAGCTGGTGGACCAGGCTGTTAGGTATAAGGAGGACTATAGTGATTGGAAGAGCTGGAAGACATATAGGGAGTATTATAGAAACAACTTCAAACCTCTCACTGAAGGGCAGCCATACCTCCCATATAATATCACCTTCGCTCTGGCTAGGACTGTAATCCCTAATATCTATTTTCGCAACCCCTATATCATGGTTAGCCCTAGGATGGGGATCAGAGGTGATCCAGGGGCTGACATCCATGCTAAGGTAGTTGAGAGTGTAGTGAACTGGTTGGTTCAGGAGATGTCCCTCAAAAAGACTCTCAAAACAATGGTCCTAGACACCTTCCTATGTGGCAGGGGAGTGGCTAAGATCGGCTACGATAGCGAGTTCGGCTATGCCATAAACGAAACCCTAGCTGGGGCAGGTGTTGAGGATGCTACCATCACATCTATCAGTAGGGACGGCAAGGAGAAGATTGAATACAACAGCAATATCAAACCAGGGATGCCTTGGGTAGGTAGGGTTGATCCTGATATGTGGTTGGTGCCCTTTGGAGCTAGGGAGCTAGACGACTGCGAGTGGTTAGACCATATAGTGCTGAGACCTGTGAGGGATGTTAGACTTGATCCTAAGTACTCAGGGGTAAGGGATCTTAAGGGAACCCATTTAGAAACCTCCATACATTTTCAGAACAAACAAAGGTTTCACGAACAACTGGCCGAGCAAATAGACATAGCCGAACTGCATGAAATCTGTGATATGAAGAGGAGGGAGAGACTTGTAATTGCCCCCACCTCACAAGGGGAATCTAAGATAATCAGAGGCCCTATTGATGATGTTTTGCAGATAGATGGTGCTCCCTATGTAGACCTAATGTTCAATGAGGATCCTGAGTACTACTGGGCTACTCCCGATGCTAAGATAGTTGAGCCTCAACAGTTAGAGATGAACGAGGCTAGGACTCAGGCTATGATGCACAGGCGGGTTGCTCTCCTAAAGGTTATTGTTGAGAGAGGGGTGCTTAAGCCTGAGGAAGTGTCGAAGCTAGTGAGCGGTAAGGTTATGCCTATTGTGTTTGCTGATGCCACTGGAATCTCTAACAGGGTTCACACTATCCAACCCTCCGTGCCCCATGACCTAGCTCAATGGCCGGAGATCATCAGAGGGGATGTTAGAGAGTTGATGGGACTGGGGAGACAGCAAATGGGAGAGGCTGACTCCTCATCCCGCCGAACAGCTACTGAGTCCCAAATAGTCCAAATGGCTAAAGAAATCCGAATGGACGAAAAAAGGGATGGGATGGCTGACCTCCTACAGGTGCTGATGAGGAAGGTTATGCAAGTAGTGTTTAAGTTCTGGACTAAGGAGAGAGTTGCCCAGGTAGTTGGGTTTGATGGGGCTCTGTACTGGGTTAAGTATAATGCCGACTCCCTTAAGGGTGAGTATGATCTAAAGGTTGATGTTGAGTCTATGACTCCTCAAACTAAGAGGCTGAGGAGAGAGGACCTTATGCAGATCATCCAAGGCCTCAGCAACAACCCCAGGGCTAACATCGACTATCTTATGCAAGCCTTGTTGAGGGAGTTTGATTGGCTTGATCTCAATAGGGTGTTGCCACAGGCGCAGGAAACCCAGGGCGGGCCTATGAGCCAACAGGAGTTTGCCGGCCAGCAACAGGGTTTGATGAATAACCCCCAACAGTTGCAGCAGAGACTCACATCTAATGTCCAGTCTGGGATGCCTAGGTTGGAGGCTTAAAGGATGCCTACCTATGAATACATTTGTGAGAGGTGTAGGAGGGAGTTTGAAGAAACTGTCCCAGCGAGTCTTAGGAATGATGTTAAGTGTAGTGTCTGTGGTGAGTTGGCTGTTAAGCAAATATCCGCCTTCAATGCTTCGACATTTACTCCTTTTGCCTGCGAAAACTTTGGAACTGATCCGGTTTGGATTGAGTCTAAGAATCAGCTCAGGGAAGAAAACAAGAAACGTGGACTAGAGACCATTATGTAGGAGGCTAAGGTATGTCAATTGAACCACTGGTCGATCCTGGGGCTGAGACCAAACTAGAAACTAAGCCTAAGTCAGTTAGGTGTGGTAAGATAGTTATCAACCTTGAGGAGGGGCACTACCCCGAGGTTGTAATTAGTGGCACTGTAGTGGGTAGGGATATAGACATGCTCCAATTGGCTCTAACCCGCCAGTACATGAAGTATCGTCAAACTTTAAGTAGGAGAGCTTAGGATGGCCAGCGAAGAGGCTATGTCAGGCGAAAATGGTGAGGGTGCAGGCGAGTCCACCCAGACCTCTGGGGACCTTGAGTCCCTTAGGGGGGAGTTGGAATCTCTCAAGTCGGCAAACCGGGAACTTGAGAGGCGTCAATCGGCTCAGGACGACACTCTGTTGAGTCCAGAATACCTTGATTTCTTAGCTTCTAAGGAGGGGAACAGAGCTTATAATGAGACTCAGACCTCTCTAAGTGAGCCTGACATCAAGGAAATAGACTTCGACAGTATGACTCCTAAGGAGCTTTACGATCAAGTAGTTAAGGATGTAAATGCAGGTTACCAAAAGTCTCTTGACCAAGCTCGCTCTGAGGTTGGCCAGAACTTGAATGAACTGACTAAGGCTCATGCCATAGCTCAGGTTCAGCATGATCTGGAGCTAACCAAGATGAAGCATCCAGACCTCGATCAGAGGTTAAGGGAGGATGAGGGCTATCTGGACCAGTTTTACAAGAAAGCCCAGGAAAACCCCAACTGGAGAGCTGAACGGGTTTATAGAGAGGTTGAGCGTGACCTGAAGGATGCTATTGATGCTAAGGCTGTAGAGGAGTCTAAGCGAGCCAGAGCTGAACTTGATGCAACAGTCGAACGTGGAGGGATGCCATCCTCCACTTCTACCCCACGTGAGTTGTCACCTGAGGAGGCCGCAAGCCTCGCCTTTGACAAACACATGGCAAGTAAGGGAGAATAAGTAAATGGCTGCACCTACATATACCGACACACTAGGTGATATGTATACAACCACTTGGCAGCTCAGGCTTAGCAAGCTTGAGAACCAGATCTTCAATGCTACTCCTTTCTATTACTTGATGCAGAAGAATGGAAGACGTAGTAATCAGTCTGGAGGCCGGTGGATTGAGGAGCCTCTTGAGTATGCCACCAACCCCACTGTCAGAGGTATTGGCAAGGGTGAGGCGGTTACTCTGCAGCAAACCGAGCACATGACCACCACTCATTGGGACTGGAAGTACATTACCGGCCACATCCTTAGGTACTTTGTGGATGAGCAGCAGAACGCCGGCAAGTCCAAGCAGATTGGTAAGGTCACTGCGGACATCGACAACCTCAGAAACAGCGTTATTGACTATATGGAAACCAAGCTGTTTGCTGATGGAACCGATGATTCAGGTAAGGCTCCCGACGGTCTGGCTAACATCGTAGATGTAACTAACACTACTGGAACAATAGGAGGTCTCAACAAGGCCACCTATAGCTGGTGGAGAAACAATGTCACCAGCATGAGTGGTGAGGCTGCATCTGTCTATCTCATCAAACGGATGAGAACGATGTTCAACGACTGTGGTCAGCTGGGTGATGGAGTCAGTCGGTTCCCCGACCTCATCGTCACCGACCAGGCAACCTATGAGCTCTACGAGGAGGAGTGCCTGGCAATTGGCCGTATTCAGATGCCTGACAAAGGGATGCAGGACCTTGGGTTTGGTGAGTTGGCCTTCAAAGGCCGCCCGATCACTTGGTCGCCTTCCTGCACTGCAGGCTATATGTACTTCCTTAACACTAAAAACCTCAGATGGATCGTAGACCCAAGCAAGTGGCTTAGGCTTGGGGATGCTATTAAGATCTACGATCAAATTGAGGACAAGGTTCATCACCTAGTTGCTGTCGGCAACCTGGTGTGTAACAACCTCAAACGGCAAGGTGTTATTCACACTATTGCTGAGTAAGGGAGAGTTTCCTTTCCCTGCCGTGGGAGGGTTAGGGTTGTCCTAACCCTCCCAAATGGAAGTACCTGAGTAGACGATTGGAGAAAAGATGGTTTGGGGTTCAGGACGGGGAGTGGCTATGCCCTCCCAGGATATTTATGCTGAGAATGTCACTCAGCAGCTCCCCTTGGGAACTAGGTTAGTCCTAGGGGACCGAGTGTTTAGGTATGCCTCAGCAGGGGCTGCCTTGGATCAGGGCTATCTGTTGGAGTCTGCCGCTCTTGGTGGGGCTACTACCACCGCTCAGATCGACCTAACTATTGTAACTGCCCTAGTAGCAGGTGACACTACTGTAAACGTCACCACTAAGACCACTGCACAGGCTAAGAACCTGTTTGCAGAAGGCTACCTAAGTATTGTGAGTGACACTAATACCAATGGTGCTGGGGTTGCCTACAAGATCAAATCCCACCCTGCTGCTGATGTAGGTGGCAACTGTCTCATAACCCTGTATGATCCTATTGTCAAGGCGGTCACTACTGGTTGTGCAGCCTCCTTGCACGCTAACATGTACAAGAGCGTTAAGCAGACTGCTGCATCCACCGCAGTTGGTATGCCTATTGGAGTATCCCTGATTGATGTGACCAGTGCTTACTATTTCTGGGCACAGACTTGGGGACCAGCGGCTGTTCTAACTGGATCATCGGTTGTTGTAGACAGCGCTATGATTAGGAGTTTGGCGGATGGTGAGTCTGGCATCCAAACCGCCAATGGCATCACCCCTGAGATTGGCTANTCNATGGAAGCAGGGGNTNATGGGGACTTNCCTCTNACTTATTTGAGAATTGCCCCCTAACTCTAGTCTATGTGGGAGGAGAGGCAAACGGCACTCTCGGCACTCTCCCCCCACTTAACTGCTTTGAGCCGAGAGCCTGAAGGAGATACCTGATGGCTATTACAGTGACTAAGGACACTGTTGGAGCTGAGAGGATTTCTAGAAACTTAGGAGTCCTAACTGGATCTATAGCCTTTGACTCATCTTACCCCACTGGAGGGGAGAGCTCTACCGATATCAGTGGGCAGTTTAGAACCTGTTTGCAGGTTATGATTGAGCCTAGTGGGGGATATAACTTTGTTTGGGATAAGACTAATGATAAAATCATGGCCTACTATCCCTCTAACCCAGCGGCTCACACTCATACTATCACCCTGAGTGGAACTCATGCTGGTAATGCTGTTGAGTTGACTGCTAACTCTAATGCTGCAGCCTTGGGTGAGGCTGGCGGCACTGGGTATACTGGTATTACTGGTATACAAAATGCTACTGCTGCTGATGCAGTGGGCGCTGAGGTGGCAAATGCTACTGACATCAGTGGTGTTACAGCCGCTAAGTTCGTTGCTATTGGGCTCACTGGAAGCTTAGGTTAATTGTTGGTGGGGGAGCTTAGGCTCCCCCAACCTTTAGTAGGAACCCTACAATGGCTAAGACCCTAAGTGAGATGCGAACTGAGGTTAGAAACAACATTCGTAGGGATGTTGGGGTGTTTAGCAATGATCTTATAGATCAAATTATTAACTGGACTCAAGAGCGCTTAGGGGATATGCACACCTTTGAGGAAATGAAGAAGTTGTTTAGTGCCTCGGTGGTGTCGGGGCAGTTGAGGTATAGCTTTCCTACCAGGATGAAAGACCTCAAAACCATAAGGTTAATGGATGGATCTAGTTCAAGGAAGCTCCACTATGTGCATGAGAGGGATATAGATAGAGCTAGACCTTATCCAGATGATTATAATGGTAGGCCTGGATACTATGTTGACTACGGTGACTTCTTTGAGCTTCACGATATTCCTGACTCCAGCACCTATACCCTCCTACTTAGGTGCTCCAGGTATGCTTCGGATCTCAGCTCGGATTCCCAAACCTCCGATCTGCTTAGGAAAGATTTAGTGATAATAGCAGGGGCTACTGCATTATCCTTCTTGTGGATCAAGGAGGTTGAGGATGCTAAGATTTGGGATAGTATATTTAATGTTTTGGTGAAAGATAAGATTGGAACCGACCACAGTGGAGAGGACTGGGAGCCTCAAGGCCAACCGTTTAGTGTAGTTGTTGGCGGCATTGATCCTAACAGACCTATGAACTCCTTTATGGGGTAACTCAGGTGCCTGTAGCAACTGTTTGGACTGCTATACCTATTCCATCAGAGTCTGCTGGTTACGGTCTTGACTCCTATGGAACTTCTCCTTATGGGAATCCCTCCATAGGAGATACGATCCTAACCACCTGGACTGAGATAGTTCAAACTACATGAGGGTTAAATGAGCACAACTACAACTAATTATAGTCTCAATAAGCCTGCTGAGGGTGATCAGGATTGGGCAACTGAGATTAACGATAATTGGGATACCATTGATGGTTCCCTACAGTTGTTGGTCCTTAGAGATGGGACTAGAGCACTAACAGCCAACTGGGATGTTGGGGCTTTTAAGATTACAGCCAGCCAGTTGGCATCTGATGTGGCTATAGGCACAGCCCCACTGGTTATAACATCTACTACAGTTGTGGCTAATCTAAATGTGGATCAAGTCGATGGAAAGGACTCGACGGACTTTGTTCTGGTAGATGGCACTCAGGCTATGACTGGGGCTTTGAATCTTGACAATGACCTTGATATGGCTACTGGGGCATATGACCTACTAATCATTGACAACAATGCTGCAGCCCTTGAGATTGCTGAAAGCACCAACAAGTACATGGTGTTTGACAGCACTGATGGTTCTGAGAAGATCACTGTTCATAAGGAAACAACCTTCAATGAGACGGTCTCCTTCGACGCTGAGTTCGATAATGGAAACTCAAGCACTGCCGACACAGTTGATTGGGGAGTTGGGAATAAGCAGAAATCCACAATGACTGGAAACTGCACCTACACCTTCACCGCTCCTAATGGGCCTTGCAATGTGGTGCTTAAGTTGGTTCAAGATGGAGCTGGATCGAGGACAGCTACTTGGCCTGCTGCGGTTAAGTGGCCTGCTGGCGCAGCTCCAACTCTTAGCACAGGGGCTGCTGCAATTGATCTTATTTCTTTTTATTGGGATGGGGCCAACTATTTTGGCCAAAGTGCTTTGAACTTTAGCTAGGAATACTCCGATGGCACAACGGGATAAATCTAAAAAGGTGGCTAGATCATTTGCATTGAGTGTTAATGATGATGATCTTGACTACACCTACACAATCATAAACTCCTCATCCCCAACAAGTTTAAGGGATAGTATTCAGCTCCTCAAGGATCAAGGGGATGTGCGTAGAGTGTATCCTATTGACATGCCTAACAAGGCTCTTATAATCAGCACCAACCGTGGAGATTCCTAGGTGGCAACAGAGACCTATGTGCCTGATTCAACTGATGGTGTAGGCTGGGATGGGTATGATGCTGCTAGGCCTCCTACTACATTGGCAATGGATACCGAGGACGCATTGTCAGGGGCTGAACTCACTACCATCAGCACAAGCGATGATAGTCGGGTTAGCAGGGTAGACTCAATCCCTGGGCATCACCTTCGATTCAAGATAACACAAACAGAAGCAGACGTCACCCAGCTTGACCTCAAGTTCGAGGGCTATGGCCTAGCAATGGGTGGTGGCACACCCTTCTATGGCTGTTGGATATGGAACTTTGACAGCACTACTTGGGAAGCAGGGTCAAATCATGGAGGCAGTAGTGATGCTGATGTGACCAAACAGATCACAGCGAACCTGCCGAACTACATTGACGGGTCCGGCTACGTGCATGGGCTGGCGATGGGATCGCTTGACGGGGCTGCAAACGACTCTGTATATACAGACTATGCTGAATTGATTGTAACATACACTGAAGCATCATCAGCTGATATCTTTTTTGGGGCTAACCTCTGATGCCTTGGTATGGATATGTGATTATTGGGCTTACTGGACTGCTTCAGTTGCTTATGGTTTCATTTCTTAGTTGGATGGCTAAGGAAGTATTAAGATTGAAGCCTATGGTTGCTAGGATAGATGCTGACTTAGCTGTTATTAAAGAGGCTTGTAGTAGGCGGATTCATATACGTAATAAGGACCTTGAGTTGATAACGGCCATAAAAGAAGATGTCGCTTACATAAAAGGTAAGCTAAGCCAGGAGGACAATTAATGGCTAATGTTCCTACCACTAGTTGGGATGAAGCTGAACCTTTGGGATCTAGGCCTAAGTCCCAAGGGGATGATAGGATTAGGGAGCTTAAGACTCAAATCAGGGAGGTAGTGGACGTTGACCATAAGTTTGACTCCTCAGGCCAGGGGGCTACTTTTGGCTACCACACAGCTGCCCACCTAATAGTCTCTGGAAGTGATCCTACTACTGTTAGTGATGTTGTGATAGTTTATAGCAAGGATCCAGGAGATGGGGATGAGGAGCTGTTTGTTAAGGACTCTCTGGGCAATGTTATTCAGATGACCGATGGAGGGGATATTAACCTTTCGACTGCAGTGCTCCTAACAGGGGATCAGACTGTAGCTGGGGTTAAGACATTCAGCTCGGTTCCAGTTCTCCCTAGTTCTGATCCAACTGCTGATGATGAAGCAGCTAGAAAGAAATATGTAGATGACATAGAAGTGAGGCGCGGTATTCCTCAGATGGCTATAGGGACCTACACAGGAGATGGGACTGCTTCTCAAGATATCACAGGGGTGGGGATTGATTTGACTAGTGGGACTTGGCTAATTCATGTGGGCAGAACTGCTGGGGGCAACTACGATCTTATTTCTAAGGCTAGTGTTGACAGTGGAATTAACTCTTATACAGACGATAACAGCGCTAAAACTGATGGGATTCAAGCTGGTTTAAGTGATGGGTTTAGGGTAGGTACTGGATATAGGGTCAATGACAACGGTGACACTTATCGCTATACAATTTGGAAGCTAGCCTAATGTCTAGAAAACAATACTTCACATCAGCCCTCCCAACTGCTGGACTCAATTATAGTGAGCCCGGCATTTCAATCAGTGAGAGGCATACTCCTGATTGTAGTGAGGTTAGGATGGGAGTTGGGCTTGTGGAGAAGACTCCTGGATCTAAGGTGTTCTCAGGGACTGTAGACACTCCCCTAAATGGCACTGTTATGGCTCTTAACTATGTTAACAGTGTGCTTATATGCCATACAACCACCAAGGTGTATTCCCTAGTGGCGGGAACCTTTACTGACGAGACAGATGCTGGAGGGCCTTTTACTGGGACTATACTCAATCCAGTCTCTAGTATTTGGATGTATGACTCCTCGGCAACCAAGAACTATTACATCTTTGCTAATGGGATCGAACAGCCTCGCAAGTGGGACCAGTCAACTGCCCTAGTGGAGTTGTTAGCTAATACAGCCACTAAGATTCCTGACTGGATAGCCCAGTATGGTTCTAGGTTGTGCATGTATAATGTAACCGATGGGGGGACTGATTTTCCTAAGAGAGTTAGGTGGTCAGCTGTTAGCAAGCCTGAGGACCATAGTTCGAGTGGCTCAGGGTTTGCAGACCTCTATGCACAGCTGTCTGATGACACAAGCATTGTTAGGGCTGAAAAGCTTGGGGATAATATGATTATATATGGGGATCACTCCATGGCTATTCAGCAATATACCCAAGCTACCCTCTATCCATTTGCCTTTTATGCAGCTGTCCCCACTACTGGGCTGGCTGCTCCTAGGGCTCTCCTGAATATCCACAATAGGGAACATCTATTTCTAGGTTGGGATGATGTTTATATGTATAGAGGGGAGTTGGGGGTTGAAAGGGTTGGGGGGGTTATAAGGGATGAACTATTCGACATCATCGACCCTGACAACATTGAAACATCTTTTATGGTTTACATAGGTAACGAGGACAGGGCTAGGCTGCATATTCCCCAAGTTGGATCTAGTGTTCCAGATGTTTACTTTGAGTTCAACCTGAAGGAAAAGAGCTGGACCAAGGGGGCTAGGACATACTCTGGCTATGGGGAGTATCAGGTAACCACCACTGAGGATTGGGATGGAGATTCAGAGACTTGGGATGATGATCTGTCGTCTTGGAATAGTGCTACTACAGTCAAGGGATTCCCGCTGTTTCTGTATGGCAACGATAGTGGGGAAGTTCACCAGTATCCAAGCAACAATTATAGTTTAATCGGGACTGCTATCAGCGCCCATTGGGATACTAAGGATTTCACTCCCGACGAGTATCGAAAGGTTATGTCTACTTGGCTAACCCTACAGTTCGAGGCCTCTGGGAACACTGTTGATGTTTCCTATAGCACAGATGCGGGGATTAGCTTCACTGATTTGGAAACTGTAACTCTAACTGATGATCTGGCTATGTATAGGGTTGACTTGGATGTTCATAGCTCTCAAATCAGATTCCGCTTTGCCAACAACACAGCTGATGAAACCTTCAAGCTTAGGTGGTTTGAGGTTGGGTATGTGCCAGGGAGTGAGTGGTATAGGAGTTGATTCTAGAGCGCAATAATTGCGTTTGATAAGGATTGATTATGCTGAGACCAGCACAACCTCAAGACATGCCTACCCTAATGGGATTGGCTAAACAGGAGTTCGATGAGTGCATAGCAGGTCATGGGTTTAGCTGGAATGAGGATTGGATTAAGTTGTCCCTCCTAGAACACGCCTCTCAAAGAGGGCAAGTTCTACTTGTGTCCACTATCGATAGTATAGTAGTAGGCTTTGTAGCTGGCTTAGTAATCCCTTGGATACATGATAGGTCTCAAAAGGTAGCCATTGAAACCGGTTGGTATGTAGCCCCTGCATATAGGGGAACAACCATAGGGATTAGGCTTTGGAGAGCATGGGAAAAGTGGGCTTCCCTTAGCGATGCTGACATTATATACTGTGCCCATCCAACTCATAAACCTGAAGTTGGAAAGATTCTAGACAAAATGGGTTACAAGCCCCTGGAAACCTATTACACAAAGGAGATAAACAATGTCTAGTGGCGGTGGGGGAAGTATTAAGAAGACTAAAACTCTTACTAAGCAGCAACAAAAACTGTGGGACCAAGTGTATGGGATGGTTAAACCCCAGCTTGGAAAGCCTTTTCCTTCTTATGGACCTACTGAACCTTGGGCTCCTGGGATGGAACGTGCTTGGACTCCACCTACTAGTCCAGAGCATCTAGCTGCTAGGGAACAGTATGGAACATACCTAACTCAAGCCCTCCAAGGAATGGACCCAGAATACACTGAGAATATGTTCCTCGAAAAGATAATGCCTGCTAGAGAGAGGCTAATGCAGGAATACACATTACCTGGTGTAGAGGAAGCTTATGCAGGGCTTGGATTAACAGCTAGCCAGGACCGTAGTAGAGCAGTGGCTAGGTCGTGGGATGTGTTTGGTGAGAGGGCTGAGACTGACTTGTCTAAAACTATCCTAGATCAGCAGCAGCAAGCTGTAGGAATGGTCCCTGAGGCTGGAAGGTATGCTGAATCATTCCGTTTGGATCAGGCTCTTATGCAGGATGAAATGAATAGGAGGTTTGCTGAATATCAGAGGACCAACCAGTGGTATAGTCCAGCTATGCAGTATGCAATGTCTTTGCTCAATATGCAGACCCAAGCTGCGTATGGCACAAGTGGTGGGGGTGGGTTCCTATCAGGCCTGTTAGGTAGTGGGTTAGCTGATGCAGTGGGCTCAATGTTTGGCTAATAGATGATCTTTACTTATAAGGAGATAACAGGATGGCTGTCTTGACTACGTTAGCGGCGATTGGAGCTGGATTAGCAGCTGGAGTGGGTGCTGCAGGAACTGGCCTAGCAGCTGCTGGGACAGCAGTTGGAGGAGTAAGTGGATTAGGTGCTCTAGGGACTGGCCTAACAGCAGCTGGAGGAGGCCTAACAGCAGCTGGGACTGGTATAGGTGCTGGGTCAGCTGCTCTTGGTGGGCTAGGAACAGCACTTCAAGGAGCAGTTGGGATAGGTAGTGGAGCTGGACTCTCAAGTGGGGCCTTAGGAAGTGCTGA